CCGCTGCGCACCAGACTCCGGAATGGACCCGGCGCTCTCCGCCACACAGGAAAACTCGCCTGTGCGCAATGTCCCCGGATTTACGGTCACATCGCCAATGCCTTCTACCGTTTCACTTGACTCCGCATTGCTGTTCTCGCCACAGCATTTGGCGGCCTGCCATGCGCAGCGCTCCATCATGCGGTTCATCATCTGCCACGGCGGCCCAAAGCGCTCTAGAGACTGGTTCAGCCGTATCTGTGTGGCCCCTACCGTGTTGTCCTGACCTTCCGCGCCGCCAAACAACGCTGGCGTTGCCCCATCAATGCTCTGTACCAATGGCCCGATGTACCACTGGAACATCTCGGCCATGCCTGGTATCGGCTGCGGCGCGGGCGTCTGCCCCACCACGTCGGCCATTGTCTGGCCCTCGTCCAGCTCTACAGGCAAAAACCGCGCCGGGCTGGCCTCCATTTGCGCAATGGCTTCGGCATTGAACGCCTTGTTTTCGAGCAGCGTAATCGGGATGGCCGTGCGCACAAACTTGTCCCACAGGTCGGCCCAGATGTTAATGCGCTTCTGAATCGGAAGGTCGCTTGACCCAAGAGAACGGCGGTTCTGCCCGAATCCGCGCGTAAACAGCCCGACCTCTACGTGGTCGTCTACTGATTCATTCCAGCAACAGCACACCTCCGGGCCAGCCATCACAACGAACAGTCCATCTGGAAAGTTCTCCAGCAGAAATTCTCGCTGCTTTGGCTGTACCTGATCGTCGAAGTACAGACCCGTCCTGAACCACAGGTAGCCCATCGTCGTTTCCCGGATACCAGAGGTCCCCGTGATGTACTTGCCAACAATCCCAATGCGTGTATTGATGCGGGCAATGCGTTCAAACTCAAGCTCACCGTAGGTGCCCCACGATGGCTTGATCTTGTCCCCCATCCACGGATAAGCCGCGCGCGCGACTGCATAATCCATCTCTTCGAAAATCTGCACATAGCCACAGTCTTTGAGCGAATCCACCATCATGGGCAGCTTTGATTCGAGCACCCCATGCGCCGTGCTCATCTCCACAATGCGCGGTGTCCCATCATCATTGGTGCCAAAGCGTGCTTTGTCGGCGACGGATCGCGTCCAGGTCACCACCCGGCAATCTGTCCATCCCAGATTGGCAATGTCACGCTGAAGTGTAGGATTGTATTTCTCCCAAATATGCTTGTATTGGTTGGCCGCGTCCGCTGCCGCCACGTCTGAAGGGTTCTTGCTACGCTTAGGGGAAAAGCTGATCTTGATCCTGCCGCGATTGAGCGCTCCCGTCGCAATGTCGCCCTGCGCTGAGAGAATGTTGGTCGCATATAGCCCCGCATCGTCTGCCGCCGCCAACTGGTTGCGGTGCCGCGCCGATGCGTCTACGCCCGCAATCTTCCATCCGCCACGCTGGTCTGGCTCCAGATACTGGTAGCCGCGGTCCATGTGCCGCATCTCCCAGGTCTGCAACACAGAAAACCGCCGCGCCGCCTCGTCCGTTGTCGAGCAAATCTGCGCCAGCGTCGTGATGACCTGCACGATGTCTTTCGGCAGCTCATCCGGCTTCCAGACCTTTGCCGAGGTCACGATGACAGGCGCAAGTTCCCCCGGCGCGTACTCTTCGGCCTCGATTGTCTCTGCCTCAGCAGGCAAATCCAACACTTCATTCGCCATGCGCAGCGCCACTATGCACCCTCCAGACGCTTTGCTGCCATTTCACAGAACGCCTCTTCGCGCTCGATGCCGATGGCCGTGCGGCCCAGCTCGCGCGCGGCCAGCAGTGTTGTGCCTGAGCCTGCAAACGGATCGAGGATGGTCTGGCAATCAGACGGGGCCTGTTCGATGCACCATCGCATCAACGGCAGCGGTTTCTGCGCGCGATGCACACGCTGCTCTTTGTTCTTCATGTCCTCTTGCAGATATCCGTTCCAGCGCCACTTCAGCTTGCGCACGGCCTTGTCGAGGTTCGTCCATGCCAGTTCGCAATCGGCATAATCTGTTTTGCTGTTGTCCTTGTCCCATACAAGCCAGCAGCGAGAAGGGGGAAGCGGAAAGTAATTACCGCCAAAGATTATCTGCCAGCGGGAAATTTCGCGCATCAGATCGAAGATCCAGGGGGACGGCGGTTTGTCGTCCCAGTCATAGATGCCATAATCGCGTGTGACCCTTTTGCTGCTTTTGCCTCCCCCGAAACGCTTCCCGGCGACGCCAATGCCATACGGCGGATCGGTGCAAATCAGGTCGGCGGTCATGGTAGGCAGCAATGCACGGCAGTCAGCGTGATAGAGCGTAATGCCATCGCGCTCGAAATAAGGTTTCATCAGCAAAGGCTCCCATTGTTCTTATTCCGCTGTTTGAACCGGCACAGCCGCCGCAGCAATGTCGCGCGCGGCCCGCAACACATTCAGCAGATGCAAATCATAGGAATGGTCCCATAACCATCCTGCTGGTGCTTTGGCTATCGTCATCACTGCGCCCCCGGTATCTGTAATGGCGCTGCCTTCACTGCCTGCCGTCCGGCTGGCGATGGCTGCGCTTCTTCGTCATAGGAGTCGTCCCGCATACAATCGGCCACCTCTTCCGGCGAATACCCTTTGGACTTCAGCGTTTCAATCGCCTGCATCGCTTCCGGATCACTCTTGATCCCGCCATGCTCATCACCACCATCGTCTGTTGTCGTGACTACGCTCGATGCCTTCTGCCCGTGCTCATAGGCCTCACGCTGACTGCGGTGCATCGTCCCGTCGTTCGCCTTGAATCTCATCCTCTTCCTCCAGATTCTGCTGTTTTACCTGTGCCCGGTATGCTTCCCACCCCCGCGCTTTGATGGTCACTACAGGCTTTGCAACGTCCTTGCGCGGTTCTTTCTTTCCGAGCTCGCGTATCACTTCGAGCATTGCATTCTCAACCTCATCCAGCCTACGCCGCTGCTGCGCCACCTGCGCCCGCAGATACTCCACCTCGCGCTCCAGATGCGTCCGGTACGGAAACAAATACTCAATCCATTTCACAGGTTTGCCCTCCAGCTTGGCGGCAGAAACTGTTGCCGCTTCATGATTTTCTTTTGCTCATGCCGGAATGCCAGCATCATGCGCGCTGCCGGGTCTGCCTGGTTCATCTTTTCCTGATACACCATCTCTTCCGTCTTCTTTTTCGGTGCCAGCATGGATTTCAGCGAGTACCGTACCGCATCGGCTATGTCCTGCTCAATTTTTGCCTGCGACTTGTCGGTCTTGAGCACATCATCGAGGTTCTTCGGGTCGCGCATCAGCATCGGCAGCGTCTTGAGCAACTCCGCGCATTCTGATGAAATGAGCCATACATCCTGATATGGCCCGTTGGACGGATGCACTGCATGAAACTTCGCACCTTCCAGCAGCTTGGCCATCAGCGACCAGCCGCCAATGCGATCATTGTCGGCCTTGATCGGCCCTGGCATCCCATATGCTCGCAGCTCTTTCGCTTGCTGGCTGCCTACGGAGTTCGGATCGTCTGTCACACATTCCGGCGACAGGAAATAAGCCTTATGCCTGCTGCGCTCCGCTGCCGGCGTGCACTCGACAATCTTGCGCGCCACCTGCGCGCTCGTCATCTCGCTCACAATCATTTCGCGGTATGTCACAACGGCATTGACAGGCTGCGCGATTGTCCATCCCAGATGCTGCTGTGCTTCACTGGGCGACAGTGTCACCCGGAAGTTCCAGTATGTAGCGCAGTAATGCGATTTGCCCCAGTCCTGCGCGATCCAGTGCTGCGCCCATGGCTTGCGTAGTGCCTCTACAGCGGTTGAGCTGATGCGTGTGCTCTCTAGATCGAATACGTTGGCGAAATACGCACCTTCGAGAGAATCCCATCCACCGAACCAATCGGCGGCGCGGATCACTTCGTCATCGGTCGCCAGTTGACGTGTGTATTCGCCGCGCGCGGCTGCATAATCGCGCCGCTGCTCATCCGACCATGCATAGTAATCGAACTCGGTGTATCCGTCTGCTTCGAGCGCTGGCCTGACCCATTCGATGTTGTCCCATGGATTGATTTTCAGAAAAACATAATCATTCGGGTCTTCGTCCCGGTTGAACTCCCGCAGATAAAACCACTTCCGCAGCGTCTGGATGCCCGCCCCTCGCATATTGAAGCTGAGCACGATCTTGGCCTTGTGTTTCCCCGGCCTGCGGCAGGACTTACGTATCTCCCGTATTTCGCGCTCTGAAAATTGCTCGGCCTGGTCAATGAAAATGTAGCGGTAATTGGCTGAACGGAAGCGACGCTCCACATCGTCATAGTTCTCTGCATAGCTGAAATCCAGCTCGCTTTTCCCAATACGCAGCTTGGCCGGCCACGACGTCTTCAAATGTGGCTCCAGCCATGGAAAGTCGCGCCGCATCGGCTCGATGTGGTACCGGAAGACCTGGTCTGCATTTCGCATCACCATGCACGCGATACAGTCTTTCTGCTCATACATCAGCGTCAGCGCTACGCGGTCCAGTCCGGACGACTTCGCTGCGCCACGGCCCCCGCCAAGGCCAATGACTACCGCATCGTGGTTCTTCACCAAATCCAACAACCGTGCCTGCTTCGGTTGCAAAGCAATCTCTACCCGCCTGTTTGCGTGCAAATGCTCGATACTCATCCGCGATTTTCTGTGTCCGCACACGCAGATTGCACGGCGCCGATGTGCTTCACCACCACTTCCAGCGGCGCGTCTCCCTCTACGCCGGATATGGCCACGCGGTCCCCATACTTTTTCGGCAGCAGCTTCGCCGCCACCCATTTCCGTGTGTCTACACGCACGCGCGCCGCATTGGCAGATTGACTGTCTGTCGCAGAATCGGCAATGTCCACCATCTCGTCGGCCCAGACTTCTGCCTGCACCTCACGCGCGCGCGTATATTGCTCATGGAACCCGCGATACTTTGGATCACCGCTCGCCAGCCAGCGAAGCACGGTCTGAAATGGAGGCATGCCTTCCTGCTTGCACGCGCTCCGCAGGCTCTTGCCCTGCATGAGGGCTTCACATAGGCGGTCGGCAATTTCCTGCGAATATTTCGATGGTCGAGCCATTTTTGGTCATACATCCTGTTTGAGCAACCGTCTGCGGTCGGCTTCCTTACGCAGTTCGCGGTTTGCTCGTGCTTTTTGGGCGCTGCGGAACTTCGCGCAATCTGAGTGGTCCAACAGCCAAAGCTCGATGAATTCCATGCGCGTCTCCGGGTTGTTGCGAAGACGTTGCGGAATGCTTTCATCCACAAGGCAACCTGCGCATATCAAAACGTGCTCAACTTCCTGGATAAATATGTGATCTGGAGTGCGCATAAAAATGGGGCGTAATAAAATACGCCCCCATCTGCCTTGGATTACTTCCGTCTGTGCGGAAGACTTGTCTCAGGCGGCCACATCATCGGGCTACTACCCCGGATTGCCGGGACACTTCGCCGTTCCTGCCAGCCGCCCGAATCTTCGCTAGCTCAGCGCTGCTACGCCCTTGCCCGCCGCCGCCAGCACCGCCTGCAGCGCGGCCTCAATCAGAAAATTCAACACGCTTTCGCCGAACTGCTCTGCATCATGCCCCGCGGCCTTCAGGTCTGCCACCAGCTTTGCCTTGGCCGCCGCCCGCTTCTCGTCACCCGTCGCATTCGGCAGCGATGCCTGCACATACTCGACTGCATCTACCGCGAGCTTGCCCAAATCCTGCGTGACGAAGTCATTCAGGAATGACGCGATCGAGGCCTTGAGCTGGCCAAACAGCGACAGTCCTAAATGCTTGAAATAATTACCAATTCCGCTCAGTACGCTCATACTCTCTCTCCTCAGTCCTTCGCCAGCACGCCCAGCAGCGCCGTGCCCACTGCGATGATGATCGCGATCGGGTCATGCCCTGCCGACTGTACGGCCTTCGCTGCTGCTACCGCTGCCAGCAGTATGCCTGCCAGCGTCGTCTTCCAGTTCCGCGCCACTCGCTGCACCAGTTCATTCATGTCCACACCCTACACCCTATTTACTACTTGATAAAAATTTCACTGCCTGAAAAATCCAAAAGTGGCCAAAATCCCGGCATTTTCGTTACTTTTTAGTAACATTCTCCCATCCATCAATCAGCGACTGATGATACTTGCTGCCAGATAGCGCCTTGATTATCACTCTCTCTGTGATGCAGCATGACATGCCGCGCAGCCTCGGCAGCCGCTCACTCAGCAGGCGTAGGTATTTGCCCTTGATCCATCGCGCAATGCCTTCTGCCACCCATTCCCGCGCTTGCTCAAGCCCTAGAAAACAAAGGGGTTTTGTGCCTGCCGGCTGATTCAGACGATAGACCGGCACCAACCGCGGAATAGATGCGCTCGCCATATATGCTAGTAGGGGCCGTGCATTATGCGGCACAGCATCGCTACGCATATCTCATCACACATCAGCGCCGCGCCGATGTGGATGCACCATTTTCGCTACATGCGTGCGTAGAGTTGATTCCTTGACATCCTCCCCCGACTTTAGGCGGGGGATTCCTACGGCGCTCACCCCGACATCGAGCCGGAATGAGTCGCTTCGGTGGGTTCCTGGGCCGAGTGCGCAACCGCTGCTCGTATCTCCACAGGCGTTACTTCCGGCATGCCCTGCCGTAGGCTGCCTTGGTTATCGGCAGCAACGCCATTATAGGACGGCGCAGCCGTCCGCGCTATCCTTTCCCGGCCTGAAGGCCGAGACTTGCCGCGCACCTGGTCAATGCGATGTGGATATGGTGCACGAGCATGAGCTGAATAGTAAGTGCTTTTCCATGTGCTATTTGGTGCCTTTCGTGCAGGCGCAGAGGCGCTGGCTGAGGCCGCATCCCTATACACAACACATGTATGCGCCGCCACCGTCTCCAATGCCCGCGCGCCCTCAGCATGAGTGGCGGGAAAAGCCCGTAAGCGCGCAGAATTACTGGTCGCGCCGGGCCTGAAAAAAATCTGAAAATTTCTCTTGACATGTATCGCCATGTGGACGTAGTGTAATGTCATGGCAAGGATCCATACCAACGAGCAGTTGCTGATGATGCTTCGGGACAAAGTCAACCGTGCTTCAGGAGTTGAGGTTGCGGCCGAAATCGGCATTGGACCGTCATCGCTAAGCGATGTTCTCAGAGGTAGAAAGCCTGTCACGCCGCGGATCGCGCGCTGGCTCCTGAACAGGGAAGTGGAGCCGATGCGGGTATTCCGCGAAGTCGCCTAGTCCTGTTTTCAGGCACTCTGCGATGCGCCAGTCGAACGACCGAACAAGCTGCCCAGTGAGAGCGAATGCCTCCGGAGCATTAGGTCGGGAGTTCGAACCTCTCCGGGCGCGCCAGATCCCCTGAAAACACAACCGGAAGCAGGTACCCGCATAGTCCACACATTTACTGTGGCCATGCGCCCGCGAGCTAACGTTTGTTCTTATTTGGTTGCTCGCCAGATGTTAGGTTGCTGCTCCCTTTGCAGGCTGCAATGCCTGCCCAACCCAAAAAGGAGTTGGTTGTGTTTCCAGCATCTCTCACTATTACAGCAGGCGATTTGATTCGCTTCCTTGAAAGATTCTCCCACGATTCAATCATCCACTTCCGGCAGGAAGGCCACTCTTTCCAGTCCTCTGTCTCCCTAGCGCTCTGGGAAATGTACGGCACAGATGAGCCATGCATCTCGCTGCTGCCCGAAGACGATTACCGCGTACAGCGCGTACAGCGCGAGATAGAACGGGAGGCCGCCCATGCCGATGCTCTGTGACGCCTCTATCTCCGATGCCCTCCATGAACCGGAACACCGCCGGGAAATCTTAGAAGCCGGATGGGAGGCCCTGAAACAGGACTATGAGCGCCTGCATCTGTGGGCCTCCCGGCTCAACGGCCTGGCCCGTGACATGGAGCGCCAGTACGACACCATGTACGGGACTTGCCGTTCCTGTGACGGCGAGCCATGCGGATGCCGTCTGGAAGAGCATGGCACGCTGGAAGAAAAGCAGGCCGCCTGTGCCCTTTTCGCGGCAAGCAATGCGCTCACGCAAGCCTATTACCGCGTCAGCCGCAAGCTCATGCGCATTGAGCGGGTACTGCGGCAGATACACGACAGCCAAAGGAGGGTAGCGTGATGTGGATTTTCTTAGTTGTTCCTCTGGTTTGTTTGCTTCTGATATTGGCGCTTTGGGTCAAAGGCGCAATGGAGGGCGAGTGATGCACGTACATACATACAGCCCGAAGTCTGAGCGCGCTCCATTTTCTGAGGAATACAACTGGGTTCGCTGCGATGCGTGCGGCGAGTGGTCGGTTGAGCACGCCACGCCACTCTATAACGAAAACCTGCTCGACGAGCTGCCTCGCCAGAAAGTACCTGTGGAGGAATACCACCCTCCCATGCTTGGACTGATGGTGGCCGCGGCCTTTGATGTGGCTCTGGCATTGGTGGCGCTGCTGGTCTGGAGGTGCCTGTGAGCATTATTCCTCTCCAGCAGGCAGTCATCTGCGTCACCTGCGATTCCATTTCTGACGAGAAAGGCCTGCGCTGCCCGGCCTGTGGCAGCCTCGGCCTGATGAACCTTGCCAACGTGCTCGGCACGATGGATCAACAACCGAAACATTCTTACGACCTTGAAGGCAGGAAAGCGAGTTAATGGCATGACAGCAGAAGAGATTTACGCATTACCAATTAATGGAGCGGGCTGGCGAGTGCTGTCAGGCGGCAACTGGGTGAAGCTCGGCGACGGGGTGACGCTCGGCAACTGGGTGAAGCTCGGCGACGAGGTGAAGCTCGGCGACGGGGTGACGCTCGGCAACTGGGTGAAGCTCGGCGACGAGGTGAAGCTCGGCAACGGGGTGACGCTCGGCAACTGGGTGAAGCTCGGCGACGGGGTGAAGCTCGGCAACGGGGTGACGCTCGGCAACGGGGTGAAGCTC